ACCCCAACCAGCACCACCAGCCTCAAGGCCGGGCAGGGTAAAGCCATATGAGGCACCACCGGGGACTGCACCAGCAGCACCACCTGCACCACTAGCACCACCGGCAGCGCCACCAAAAGCACCGGCAGCACCTAGACCTGCGCCAAGCATTCCAGCGGCACTCAAGCCAAAGGCGTATGCAGCTTCGTTCTTCTTCTGGTTTGTGTCCCATTCAGTCTGATTGGCCTTAGACCAGTCTGGTACCCAGTTGCCGTCTGCGTCTTGCTTGTAAGTAACACCACTTCCTGTCTTATTTCCACTCTTAAACATTAAACCAATGGTGCCGTCAGCGTTCTTGCCCACGGACCAGTTGTTGTCTGTAGACGACCATCCACCTCTCGATCCATCGGGGTTCATCTCATTCCCCATATCAACCGAGTACCGTTCTTGGATGTCCCCATTACGCCAGTCCTGATACCCCGTCATTGGGTCTTTCAATGCGTCGATTGAGTCATACAAGCCACTGTTACCACTTACATACCCGGTCTTAAATTGATCTCCCCGAATCATTGATGGGAAGAGGTGGGCGTATTCTTGCATCCAAGAAGGCATACCACCACCTAGCATTCCTTGAGGCTGTTGTCCACCAAACTCGCGTTGTAGGTCGCCGTAAAATCCCGGAGTACCACCAGCATACATTCGTGACATTTACTTGCTCGCTTTCAGCAGATCAACTTCTGCTTTTAGTTCTTTAATTGCTTCTACGAGAACAGCGACCACTTGGCCGTAGCTCACCGACTTGAAGCCTTCTTCATCTGTGGAGACAAGCTCTGGTAATACGTCTTCAACTTCTTGAGCAATAAAACCAACACTCTTCTTACCAGAAGCTTTGTAGGTGAACCTCACACCCTCCAATTCACCAACGATGCCTAGGGCATTTCGGATTGGAGTGATGTCTTGCTTCTTGCGAGCATCTGAGGAGATAGTGAAATCGGTGGCGGTCACTGAACTAGAGAATGACCCGGTAGTGGCACCGGCAAGAGCACCAGAGATGGTGATACCTTGGCTGGCAAAAATGTAGGTCGAGCCGTTGTTATAGATGTACCGTGACCCACCAATGTTCATGTAGAGAACGGCCTGATTGTTGTCAGCACTGTGCCCGTAAAGGTACATGGTGCCGCCTGTCAGCGACAGTTGTCCAGAACCAGACCACGAGCCGGTGAAAGCCGGTGAAGCCGTTGGGGCCTTCGCGTTGAGCTGCGTTTGAATAGCAGACGTAACACCGTTTACATAGCCAATCTCAGTAGCCGTTGTGGTGGCTGCTGTGACCTTGCCGTTGGAATCAGAGATCAGGGCACGGTTAGCCGTTGCCGTAGTAGCAGCGCCCTTTGCATACACCTGATTGATGACGTAGGCAGTAGAGGCTGCTTGTGTGGTTGCAGTGTCTACAGCCGCAGTTGGGACTGTAGGAGTACCTGTTAGTGTAGGAGAGGCTAGGTCAGCTTTAGTGGCAACAGCAGTAGCAATCGCGTCATACTCAGCACCAATCTCTGTGCCTTTCACGATCTTTGCCGGATTGCCGGTTAGGAATGCATCCTTAGCTGCGAAGTCTGTAGTTTTAGTATAGTTTGCTATTTTGTAATCCTCCTGTCAGTCTTCGCTGACTTATCTAACCCTTCCCTTAGTAACAAATGCCTGCATATTGTTTAGAGAAATAGCAGACCCTTGTACCGGGATATCAATCGTGAACTTAATGAACTTTGCACTATTACCGATCTGTGTGTAGATATCATCAATGAGAATTCCGCTTGAATACTCTGAGATGTTGTACTCTGCTACTCCGTAGTAATAGGTTGTCTGAGTGGTACCAAGAGTAAACACAGCAGAGAAGGTTTGGTTCTCATTAAAGTCTGTCTTCCATTTGATGAAGCCACTTTGGGCCGATCCACCACGAATGTTCATCACAACCTTCTTGAAGTGTTTCAGGGAGGAAGGATCTCCAAGAGACAACCAGCCGGTCGAGATTGTGAAGCGGTAGGCATCTGTGGCGTCAAATGTGCTGTAGCGATATAGACCACTAGCACCACCGAAGTACATCAAGTTATCGGAATAGAAAGCTGCGCAGTAAATGGGGCGATTACTCATACCCCAGACGGTCATGCGGGGAACGTCTATATCAGGAACCTTGTTGGAAATGTCATATACCCACACCTCTTTTGAAGTGGGGAGGATGAGGATGTACCAAGCTTCCTGCGGCCAGTAGGCTCCAACAATGTCGGCAGTGGTATTCCCGTTTACTGCCTCTGTAACAGTCTTCTGGTTATTAAGCACAGAGGCATCTGTTAGAGGAAGTTGACGGTTACCTTGTAGAGAACGCTGAAGTGTGCGGAGACCATCATCAGAGAGGAAGAAGATGTCATCCCCTGTGGATACGATGGAGTCCCTTGCTACACAGCCAATGTTGGCTAGGGAGTCTTCTAGGTAGATTGGGCGAACGCTATTGCCGGGATTCAGGTCTTCCGCTAGTCCAAGGACATAGATGGACTTTTGGCAGAACACAATGATGCGACGGTTGTGGGAAGCAATCCCTACGATGGAATCCTTACCGTTAATAAAGATGCCACGTAGATCCAGTGAACCCGAACCAGCACCAGTGAAGTCAGTACCGTTGTTCAGGATTGACCAGTACAGCGTGTAGTCGTTGCTTGTGATGTTTGCAGCCCATAGACGACCATAGGCAGCATGAATGCAGTTGGGCTTATCTGGCGTGGAGATCGTGGCTGAAGTCCACGAACCACCCTCAGTGAACTGAGTGAAGTTGTGGGCAGTCTGAGCAGCAAAGAGCTTCCCGTTTAGAGAGGCAAACTGCCAGCGGTTGTTCGTAGCACCAGATAGGCGAGAGGTAAGGGTAGTACCAGATACCGTGAAGATGTTGTTGGCACCAGCACAGACTAGAGTAGATGTACCGTCAAGATTGTTGTGTCGATAGACACGGTTGACATTATTCGTAAGCAGCGTGGCATTAGCAGTGGTGTAGAGTGTGACCGACTTGCGGGCAGATAGCTTTCCACCCTCATCAATAACAGAGTTTGTAGTCTCCGTAGCAAATTGAGCAGGCAGGTCAATAGGTGTGCTTTGGGTGTTAAGCCCATAGCTACCAATCGCACCTAGATTAACAACTCCTAGCTGACTCATACCGCGCGCCAGATAATGTCAATAGGGTTCTGGTTGGCATCAATCGCAATGGCGTCTGTGAGAGTCTGCATGGCGATCTGATACTGATTCATACTTCCTGTACCACCATCTTCTCCACGCTCCTGAAGGGCCTTGGAGAACGCTAACTCAACCACAGGTCGAGAAGAGCAATAGAGTCTGTCTCCATCAGCAGAAAGATCACCGGTTGGGGCATATGCCCAGAAGTCAAGCGTGTAGACAGCATCAGGCTGAGGATATACTCGTACTTGGAATTCACCGTTTACAGTTTCCTGTCCGGCAGGAGCAAATCTCTCAGGAACGCCTTGAGTAACAGGATCACCACTGTTGTAGTACTCATTCATTCTCTGCTCAGAGATCTGACGGAGTTGTAAGTAGCCAGTCTGATTCCAAGCATCTAGGATCTGAGCACGCTCATCTGTACCGGTAAGGGAATAGAGAGAAGTGCCTGCAACTGTAGTTACAGGAATGTTCGTGCGCAGGGCCTGCCAGTTCCACGCATTTTCAACGTCACGCTTCGATTGATTAACAAACTCCCCAATCATGGAGGAGTAGTTTGTGGAGTTAACAGTCGTTACTTGAGCTTCGCGCAGACGAACAAGAACTGTGTTGACCAGTTGTAGAAATGTTGGGCCGTACTGCATTGATTAGCTCCTTGCCGGGTGTATCCCCGGTCTTGTTCCTTGTTGGTCGATAGTGATGACCCTGTTGATTTCTTTCTCTGGCTTCTTGGTGCTTACATGAACCCAAGAACCAAACTCATGTATTACTTGTCCTACTCCATAGTCATCCATATCCTCTGCAATTCGTTCTGCAAGGTCTATAGTAGAAACACTGGGGCAAGTAATATCAGCAGCCATTCCAAGCATGTGATCGCTTGTCTTGGAACCACCTACAGCTTTGTTGACTTCTGGGGAGCGATACCCACTGGAAACTACGATGGGGGCTCTAAGATCCTTACGGATCACCTCAAGGACCAGTGCAACCTTCTTGAGTTCTTCGACAACTTCTGGGGAGGGGGTGTTGTCTAGGTTCTTTCTTGCCGCTGTCTGACTGCGTGTGAGCTCTTCTAGAGAAAAGTGTTCCGTTAACTTCAACGGGGACTATCTAGTTTGTCTTCGATCCTATCAAACCGTTCCCAGAGTCGGTTTTCAAAGGTTTCAAAGTCAGCCTTTTGAACATAGGTAACCTTAATCTCAGTAAGATCTCGCTGCATCTGTACCTTTGTTTCGTTGTGTTCTTTGTTAAGCATCTTATGATTTTCCTTGTGTTCTGATAGATCGGTCTCTACACGCTGGATGTAGGACTTGAGGAGCCATCCAAACACACCGAGAGCAGCCATAAAGCCCCATTTAATGAAGTCCAATTCCATGCAATCTCCTTAAAGTTGGGCATTTGTAGCGCCTCATGGACAGTTGGAACACCCACGCCCTTCAATGGGAACAGGCACACCAGCTAAAATATTAATTTGCCGCGTGAGAGATTGCTCAAGGGCAGCACACTCATCACAGTAGGAAGAGCTCTCTTTTAGTAAGCTAAGTAGTAGGAGAGCTTGTTTGCTGGTAACTCCGATGCCAAAGAAGTCAGGTAAAGACATTCTTAGGCGAAGTAGTAGCAATGCTCGGTAGAGACGGTTACATCAACATAGGCAACATAACTTCCGTTACCTGTATCGGTTACGTTGCAGCGATATGTGCCAGAGAAAGAGTTGCAGGTACCATCAACACTTGGAGCGGCGGCAGTTTTGCTAAATGTGGTTGTGGCGCTGGTTGAGCTGTTTACCGTGAAGGTAGAACCGGAAACATATACCCACGAGTAGGTAAATGGACCAACTCCGTTTGCTGGAGTGGCGGTTACGCTATTTGTGGTAACCGCCACGCTGCCAGACGAAACAGCGGTGCTATCGCCTCCAGAAGCGTCACCGGACTTAGAAACCGTGTGGTTAATAACGGAGACGTAGCTAGCATTGTAGAACTGACTTAAAGCTAGACCAGCCGATGTAGTTGAGATAGAAGCATTGGTAGAAGTATCGGGAACAATGCCACCACCTCTACGGTATGCAGACATGTTTGCGTTCGTACCAATAGAGGTGAACTCTGTTCGTACCTGACTGAAGCTGATTGGGGGAGAAGCTGGTAAAGGCATGTATTACCTTTTTAAACGAAGTAGGTGACGGTAGCGATGATC